TTTACGGCTGTAACAATTTCAGAACCAGAGCCAATTCTTAAACTTCCAGCAGTATTTGTTGCAGATGGTGTCCAAAGAAAAGGATTTTCTTGCGAACTAAATCTGACTAATAATCTATCTTGCTCTGTTGAATTTATGGGATTTGCACCAAAACAAATCACATGTCTATCTCTTTCTGAAACAATTATTTTACGAGATCTAATAGGAGCAGCATCAGCTAGTTCTATTAAATTTTTTGCTCTTGTATTTGTACCTAAAGTTTTATCCCAATAAAAAACAAAAGCATCTCTTTGATTAAATATTAAATCTTCACCAAAATTATCTTGTGACCTCCACCAGCAAAATCTTCAGCAGAACCCTCTCCCCATCCATCAGCACCCCATGTACCTGCACCCCATCCATCACCAGGAACAACTGTATTTATCCCTAGATTAAGTTGATATTCAGCATCTGCTGAACCAGCACTAGACAAGGCAGCGGCTGCATTAGAACTTAAAGTAATAACATAACTATTGTCATTAGTTATGGATGTTATGGAAAACTCATTATTTAATTGCGTGTTCAAAGAGGAATTGCCAGTTGTGGCATTACTAAAAGTTACAAAATCTCCCTGAAACGCTCCATGATCTGTGTCATTAACAGTAACACTAGTGCTATCAGTTGCAGATGTAAAAGTTATTGCCATTAAGTATTATCCCTAAAATCTGTAACAGTTACATTATTACCGAAAGTTGTAATCGTTACATCACCAACTGATGCAACCATCGCAGGATTTTCTATATTAAATGTTGTGGTACCAATTTGTCCAGTGCCACTCACACCAGTTGGGAATACAGGAGCAAAAGTATCGTTTGCTCTTGCAATTACAACCTCATCTCCAATAGCCGTTGTTCCTACAACACCTGATACAGCAAATTCAACTGCCTTACCATTAATATCAAATATAACCTCTCCGCTAACAACTTTTCTTCTAATTGGTGTTATATCTTTATAACCTTCAGATTCCTCTATATAAAATTTTATTTGTGTTCCCAATCCAAGATATTTGTTACCTTGTAAATTTGCCCACGCATGTAACGATCTTGCAACTCCTAAAAATGTATTACTTGAATATTTTTCCCAACCACCAAGTTTTTCAGGAAAACCAAAACGAAAACGAATTTTGTCACCATCGTTCCAACCACCTTTGTTAGAGTAAGATGTTGTTTCTTTGTTAATTCCTGGTCTAAATTTTAAAGATGTAATTGGCATAGTAAGATAATATTACAATTTAATGTGAAAAATGTCTATACCAACCCGTGGCTATATATTTAATATTACTAATAGGTGGATTACCTCTATGAGTGTGAGTAAAATACGCTGGAAATAAAACCATAGATCCTATTTTTGGCTTAATTCTCATAGAATAATTTAAAAACTCAAGCTCTCCACCTTCTTTAACATCATTTAAAAAAATGCTCCAAGCTAAAAATCTTGTTTTGCTTTCATATGGACCAGAATTATTTTCACTATGCCAATTATGAAAGCCACCAGAAATAGGTGTTTCTTGAAATTTAAAGTTTTCAAATAAAATATTACCATTTTCAAAAAAACAAGAACAATTGTTTGGAAAAATCTCTTTATATAATTTTAAATATTCATCTAAAGCTTTACAAAAAGCCTTGGAACAATCATCTGTGGTCATGGATTCTAAAGTGGACTGCCCATCCCATTGTTTGTCTACTCTTTGTGGTTGATTTGAAACTATAAAATTATTTTGTGAATTTAATTTTTCAATAATTTTTTTACAAATTTTTGGTTCTATAGCATTATCAATAGTAACAATAAAGTTTTTTACATCTACTATTTTATCCATATTTCATATCCTTTCTTTACCAAAACATAAGATATAGGTCACCAACTCTAGATGAAATATATTTTTCCATTTTGTTTAACGCAAAATCTATATCCTTAATCAAATCTTCAGTATTTTCTGTGCCAGTATATATTCTTAAATATTGCCCAGATGGTACATAGCTTGAATTTAAACTTCTACTCTCTGAAATATTTGTTGTTGATATTAAACTTGAGCAACCTCCCCATGAAGTTCCAATTTTAAATAAATACAAACTGTTTGCAAATTCGTTAACAGCTTCTTCAGAAATATCATCATTAAATTCAATAGCAAAAACACCACAAGCACCTTCAAAATCTTTTTTCCATAAACCATAATTAGGGTGATTTTCAAGAGCAGGGTGAATTACTTTTTTTACTTGTTTTTTCACTTGTAAAAATTTTGCTACCTCAATTGAATTTTGTGCAGATTTTTTTAATCTCATAGACAATGTATCTAAACCTCTTAAAACTAAATAAACATCATCAGAGCTAACACATATTCCAAAATTTTTGTGCCATCTTTGTAATTCAGGTAAATTTTCTTTATTAGCTAAAGCAACACCCATCATTACATCTGAATGACCTGAAGCATATTTGCTAAGAGCTTCAATAACTATATCAATACCAAAATCAAATGGATTAAAACATAAAGCCGTTGCCCATGTATTATCTGCTATAGATTTTAAGTTATGTTTTTTACAAATATCAATTACTTTTCTTATATCTGTTATTTCAAAAGTTAATGTTGCAGGACTTTCTACATAAATTGCTTTAGTGTTACTTTTAATTAAAGTTTCTAAATGTTTTAAATCATTTGGATTGTAGTAACTAAACTTAATTTTAAGTCTGGGAAATTCTTCTTCTACAAATCTTCTTGCAGATCCTAATACAGAATCAGGTATTAAAATATGATCTTCTGATTTAATAACTGACATTATGGCAATTGAGATAGATGTCATACCTGATGGTGTTAATACGCACCCATGTGCGTTATAAAGATTAGACAAACGATTATTTAATAAATCAGTTGTAGGTGTGCCCTCTCTTCCATATTTATTTTCGGTTCTAAAATCTTCCATGTTAGAACTTGTAATTGTGGTGGCTCTGTAGATAGGTGGTGTCAATGTACTCATGGAATTTGCACATCTACTTTAATATTACCTGAACATATTACACTATCTCGGCCAAAAGATCTATGTGGCAACCAACCTGGAAATAGTATTATATCTCCTTCTTGAACTGTTACCTCATGTTCTTTGTTTTCTGCTACAAATAAAATTTTTCTAATATCATCACATTTTAAATACCAAACAAAACTATAATAACCAGGAGCAGATCGATGTGTATGTAATTCAAAATGTGTTTGTTCTGTAAATTCAGTCATCCACATATCCATCATATCCATGCTTTTTGGATATCTTACAATAGCGTCTCTTAAACTAGTGCAGTAATGAGTGCAATCAACAAATAAATCTAATAAAACATTTGAAAGATATGGTTTAATGTATTTATCTTGTATTTCTATAATTTGATGTAAGTCCATTTTACTAAAAAACTCTGGCTTTACACAAGACCTTACTTTATTATTTACTACATATTCATTCTGTATCGGATATTTTTTAACATCATCAATAAAAGACTTATTAATACTTCTTGTTATTTTACCAAGAGCTATTTTTGTAGGTGTCATTATTGAATATACAGAGTTCATAATGGATTACCTTCTTTATCTATAATACCATATTTTTTATGTGACTTACATTTAGGACATATATCACAAGTCCAATCACCTGAGTTACAACTTCTAACTAATTTTTTTAAATCCATTTCCAAAGAATCCCAAGATTCTTTCTTGCTTTTAAAACTATCTATACCAGTGCCTTTGTAAATTGTAGCTGGAGTGCAATACTGAATGTCTTGATTAGTGCCTCTATTTCCTACATCCAAAAAATATTGAAAGTTTTCGTGAGTGAAATATCCAGGATAAGTGCCTAAACCATAAAACTCATTAGGGTTGTATCTATCTTTTAAGATATCGTCAGAAAAAGTAAAATGCCCTATCCACATTTTTTTTATTCCATAGGTATTACAGAATTGAGAAGCAAAAAAAGCACCCCATTGATTGTCAGAACCAAAATAACTGCGTTCATCATGCTCATCTAAAGTCGTTAGCACAGTGGCTTGTGAATACTCAAAGTCACCATATTTTTCTCTCACATATTTAAGAACATTATTTGCTGCAATGTTTTGTAATCTAATTCTTGGTTGTGCTCTTTTTGCCCAACCCATTTCTATATATAAAACTCTTACTTTTTTCTTTTCTTTTAAAAAGTGTTTTAACAATACTGTGCTATCTATACCCCCTGAGAAAAGGAGTAATTCTGTATCACTCATATAAACTAACCCTTTGGAAAATTTTCAGAAATAAGAGTGGGTCTTGAATATGCTCTATCATTAATATAATCAAGTCTTGGTCCTGCTCCAAAGTAATTTATATTAATAGTTATTCTAAAAGGAACATTAGTTGGCGAGGAACTTGAGTGTGGTGTTGCTGCATTAAAAATTAACAATCTGTTTTCTATGGCCTCTATCTCTGTGCCATCTGCCATGTAAGTTGGAGCATCACACGCAGTCACATAAAATAAAGCTCCTTGATGAAACATTTCATAATCTATATGTGGAGCGTGTATACTATGAGCTCCTGTTCTTACATACAAGTTAGCTTTAATTCTCATTAAAGCATTTATGTGTATTTTGGATGTTAGGTTTATAAATGGATTTATATCGACATCTTTTCTCCATTGATCTGTAGCGTAGTTTTGAACATTAAATATAAGTTTAGCGAGATAAAAATCTTCATTTGATGTATCATATGCGTTTATTTTTTCACTAACATTCCAACCCATTGCCGTAGTCATATAATCCTTCAACAAACCAAATTCTTGTAACGGAAGAAAGTTGTCCCACACAGCATAATAACAGTCACCAAAGGTGCTAAACTCGCTACACCTTCTTGTAAATTCATTTTTATCCATATCTAATCCTTTTATCTAAATGATGGACCAAGAAACCAACTGACTAAACTGTACCTTATACCTTTAGTGACTGGTTGCACTCCGTGATTTAAGTAAGACGGAAAAAAAACAACTGTGCCTTGTTCTCTTGCATCCTCTTGTACAAAATTTTGTTTATCATCTGGAAACTCTAATTGACCACCCTCATAATATTCAGGTGGGGTAAGTTGTGCAGACATTGATAGTTTTCTTACTGGTTGATTTGGTGGATTTTCATAAAAACCATCTATATGTGGTTTATAAAAACCTTGATTTTTTTCATCATATTTTGTCAATTGAAATGTTTCTGGTTCTATTAAAGTAAATTGATAAAATTCTTTGTTAACTCTATCTACTAATTCAAGTATTGGTTTATAAAGTTCAAAATATTTAAGGCTACCATTAAAAAAACAAATTTCACTATCCCTTATTTTTTTGTTTACCTCGCCATCTCCAATACTACCTTTAACAACCATTTCATTTTTTTGTAATTTAATTATGTTTTCACAAAATTCTGAAGATAGTGCTTTTTTTGCCACAATTATATTTCTTTTCATTGTGTGACTGCCGTGTCATGGTATAAATCTGGTCTTTTGTCGTATTTATATTCTGGATAATATTGACCATCTTTTTCTATATAATGAAGAAATACTTGACGATGCCAATCATATTTAAGTTCGTGTCTCCAATGCTCTTGGACACAACCATTGTATATAACACCCTCACCAACATCTAACTTAAAAGTTTGATCCTCTACACTTATCGACCAAATATCCTCTTTGTGAGAGGCATCTATACAAAGAGTCACACTTACTTCACAAGAGGGTCTATCTTTATGAGGTGGGCAATCTTGAGTTTTAAAATAAGTTCTCCAAAAAGAATAGGTTGGCACTAATTCTTTTCCATAAGATTTTTCTATTTTTGGTTTAATAAAATTTAGTAAATTTTCAAAAACTGGATCAGCATACACACTTTTTGATCCTGCAAACATTTGATCTTTACTTGGTTGTATTTGATTTTCTACATGTGCCATATGCATAGACAAACATCTAGCATGGTCTTGTTCTATAAGTTTTAATTTTTTATTAATCATCTTTTGCTACCTTATAGATAAATCTATAAGAAATAAAGATATAAGTCAAACATTATGACCAAGGAAAAGAAGCAACAAAATTGCCATCTTTATCTGTTGTGCCTTTTGCAGTAGAGCCATTAACTTT